TGAACCTCTTGAGCGATCAGAAGGACGCCATCGACATCCTTTCATATTCATCTGCTCTGCTAGTGATGGTCCAGTATCGCCACGGTTGTGCCACAAAGAACTATCAAGCACACCGTATCTCATTCCACCATCATACGCTTCTGCTTCTAGTATCATATCTGCTAGATCAGAAGCTATTACTTTAGAAACATATAACTCTCTATATACTATAAGCTGCTCATCAGGAGCAACAGTAAACCAAAGAACCCCAGTGTAACTGCCATAACCGTAATCACACGCACGGAAACGTACCCACGATTTAGGAATTTCAAAGTGTTCGATAACGTGGGCAGTTCTGTCAAATTCGGGAAATGCCGCCCCTTCGTTAACATCCCAGTTTCCTTCGAGGAGTTGCTTCCTCTGATGCTCTGGTAGTGATAAGAGCATGGCCTCATAGTCACCCTCTTCGGCAAGGTATGGATTATCGAAGAGTGACGCAGGAATAAACCTACGCTTAAATAAAGGCTGACCTTCCTTGCTGTGTCCTTTAGGGAAGGTAATTGTTTTTCCAGTCTCAACATCTGTAGCCCAAAAGTCTTTACCTGCAGGTGCAGGATCTATGAACATCTTCTTTACCCAACTATGTCCAGCACCACCTGGGTTTGTTGTAGCTCTCATGTAAAGTCCTAAGTCTCTACTGTGTGCGCTACGAAGACGTGACCTCATATAATCCCAAGCGTAAGGTGTAGGCCATTGAGTAAGTTCGTCAAATCCAATCCAGTTAAAAGCCTGTCCTTGGTAACGTGTGACATCGGTATCTTTGTCCAGATACGACATCCATAGTCTTCCACCTCTAGGAGATATCCACTGTGACTTACGCTCTGACCATTTGATTCCTGGTATGGCACGTGGGTATAACTCCTGTGACTTCTGTATTAGTTCCCTTAGTTCTTCAGTCGTGTGTCGTACAAGGAGTCCAGAGAAGTGTGGATCGTTAAGGCCGTGTAATGGGTCTGCCAACATAGCATATGATTTACCACCACCTGCTGCCCCTCCGTATAGTACCTCTCTTTCAGATGAACTCAAGAAAGATGTTTGTGGCCCTTCATTGGGCTTGAATACAACTTCCTGTGCTTCATCTACGTCATACTCAGGTGCTACTACCTGCGCTGGGATAGGTTCAGTTTGGGGGGCTTCTATCTCCGCTGGCTTCTGAGTATGCTCCGACTCCTTGTGTTTCGAGCTTCTCGATTTGCGAGAGCGTCTCTTGGAGCCACTTGGCAAGCTTACGTTTAATTGCAGATGCTTTTCTACGTTTTTGCTCAACTTCTATTCTCTTCTTTAGACCCATGTGCGAGATGTATCGGTCTGTTTCTTTGCTCAACCACTGAGCTACTGCTCTGTAACTATACTGCTTGAGGTGTTGTTTTGCAAGCTCTAACGCTTCTAGCTCATGCTCAACTGGCACAAGTAGCTTATCATTGTCGGGATGCACTTCATAACCAAAGGGAACCTTGATAGTAGTTCTGGCTATGACATGCCATTCTTTGTTGTGTCCTTTGGGTGGCAGAGGTAACTGCCAGAATCCCAGTTCTCTTTGAGGTATTATTCGTTTGTACCTTCTTTAGGTGGTAAATAAAAAATGCCACCACCACTGGTGACATCTACCTTGTCTACTTTACCAAGACCTGCTCTGTCAAGCACGTCCTTGGCTGCTATCATTTTTTCTTTGATACCCAACTGAGTGGGATCTTGCAAAGCGCCCATAAGCGAGACAGCAGCTTTCGGGGCAGTCCTAGCAAAGTAAGTCCTAGTTTTTTCAGCGATTTCATCTTTTAGTGCCTCCACTATAGCAGTTGTACTGGAGTTGTCGCCATACCCAGCTAACTTCTTAGCCTGTACAACGTCACCTCCAGCGTCATCAAATAATACATCCAAGAACCTTTGTTGTCTTTCAGTTAGTGTCCTTGCCATAAATTGCGTTCCTTATTTGTGATCTACCTATACCTAGATCATTTAGTTGTCTATCATCCAACATATGTAGCATTCTAAAGTCTGCACGTTTCTGTTGTCGGATTACGTGGTTATCCCACATTCTTTGTAATAATTTTTTCATGTACTTTCTCCTTGTTTGTACAAGGGTAGTTATACACAAATGTTAGCGCTGTAGTACTGCTAATATGGAATAGCCGCTATGACTTTTTTGCTTTCTTTTTCTTAGGGGCTACTCCACCTTCCCAAGCTTCATTCTCTGGAGTAGAAGGATCATCTGCCATAAGGTGACCTTTCTCATTCCTAGCTCTTTTAGGTGGTACATTTTCTATAGTAGTTTCATCTATTATTCTTAGTAAGTTAGGATCAGTACAGTAAACATTACCAAAGCGATCTTCTGCTGCTGCTTGATTACCTCTACTATCACGCACATTGCATTCCATGTCTAGTGTATATCCATGCTTTTCCAAAACATCTTTATACTTTTCGTAATACCTTGCCATTACTTCTTTCCTTTTTTCATAGGTCTTGCTGGAGGATTAGATGCACCACAAGCTACACCACCATGACCCATGTTGTTAGTCTTCTTAGCCATACCACCATACATGTAGCCCATCTTCTTAGCTACTGCTGGTGCTTTTTTCTTTAGAGCTTTCATACCTTCATTCATTTGTTTTCCCATAATACCACCTTTGTTCATGCTATGATAACCTTTGCCCCCACAATGAGAACAACCTTTGCCTTTACACTTTGGACACATCTTCTTCATGTCCTCTTCCTCCCTGATGCTGTTACTGACCATTTAACTTTCTTAGGCCCAGTCTTCTTTCTTGCTTCTGCTTTACTAATTCTACTAGCTACTGCCTTTGGTCTACAAGCTGGATATGGTCTGCCCTTGTCTTTACTACCAGAGCGTCCACACTTCTTGCCTGTCTTTACGTCACGCCAGTCTTCTTTGAACCACTGAGTCAGTCCACCTGTACCGTAACCTCTACGACTTTCTAGTACGTGCTTTGACCTTTGCAACTGCGCCTCCCTTGCTGTAAGTACCCCCACGTGCTTTGTAGGTTTTAACTAACCATGCTGACCCATATGCGCTGGGCCAAGTCTTGAACTTTCTCTTAGCTTCTGATTTTACTTTAGAGTATAGAGCTTTGTTCTTAGGTGTAGCCATTATGCCCTCTTAGATTTAGTACCAGCACACTTCCACTTCTTGCGAGATAGACGTAGTGGGCTGTTAGGATTCTTTGCTGCCTTTGGATGCTTCTTCATTTGACCAGCACTTCTTGCACAGTATGAATCACCTTTGGCTGTACCTGCACGTATACGCTTACCACCGTCTTTGGCTTTACCTGATTGACCGTAGCTTACTTTGATCTTACGTCCTGTCTTAGGGTTGGTAGTTGTCTTGGCAAACATCTTGCCCTTTGCTGGTTTAACCATGTTATCCTCTACAGTGGGTTACTTGCTAGATCATCATAGGCTTTCCAAATGTCATCTACTTCTGTTTGTAGTACATCTAGCTTGTCACCTATGCCATCTGTTATAGTAGTAGCTTTATCAACTTGTGAGCGTAAGTCAAGTAAAACTTTCTGCTGCTCTAGTATCTGCTGCATGTTAGTAGCAAGTTGTGCAAGCTTTGAGTTTAATCCTCTGACATCGTTATCTATAATAGCTTGCTCTACAGTTTGTATTCTACTTGTTACCGTAGCATCTAGTGTTGTTAGTCTTTCAGTTAACTGTTGCATTTTTGCAACACTATCATCACTTAGATTAGTTTCGACTTCTTGTAATTCTTTTCTTATTGCCTGACTTGCTGTAGTTAGCTGGGTTGCCGCAAATGTTTTATTTGCTGTTCGTTCTCTTGCAGTGTCGTTACTTAACTTAGTTAAGCTTTTTTGTAGTTCTGCAATTTGCTTTGCGTTGGTTGAGCCTTTTCCTAGTGCTTCTTCTACGCCACCCTCTACACCGTAAAACCTGTTGAGAGTATCATAACCAAAATATACACCACCTGAAACTGTAGATAGCACTGGCAAAGCCACAGCAACCATCCAGCCTTTGACATTAAAGCCTCCTATGCTAAACTCCATTGCCATTAGTTAGGCATGGTTCCATACTGTTCTACATACTCACCTGCTGCAAATATATCGTCAGCATCTACCATGTCTTCTGTTAGGTAGCCCTGCCAACCAGAGCCGAAGCCATCATCAT